TGGCGGGTGCATTCAACGGGGAAAACATTTGGGATGCTGGCAACGCTGCCACAATCACCAGAGGTTTGGCTAAGGTAAACAGATACCTGTCAAACATTAACACATCTTGGAACCCAGAGTTCTTTATCTCCAACTTTATTCGTGACGTTCAAGCCGCTGGCATACAGGTCAGTGAGTTTGAAATGGATGGCCTGAGAAAAGACACGATTAGAAATGTTCTGAAGGCAGCAAAAGGTCTGAAGAGATCCATCCTAAACAATGATGATTCTTCTGAGTGGGCAAAGATATACAAAGACTTCAGAGCAAACGGTGGTGCAAGTGCTGCCAACCCAATGACCACACTACAGGATCAGATATCTGACCTTCAATCCACACTGTCAGACATCTCTGATGCAAGCGGTAAGCTTGGGTTGATGAAGGCCAAGGGCAGGAAGCTCTTAGAGTTCATGGACAACTCAAACCTTGTCGTTGAAAACGCCATTCGTGTTAGCACCTATGATGCTCTTGTTAAGCGCGGCGTATCCAAGGAGAGAGCAGCACAGGCCGCAAGGAGTGTGACCGTAGACTTTGGCAAGGGTGGTGACAACAAGGCATTCTTGAACTCATTGTACCTGTTCTACAATGCGTCCTTGCAGGGCAGCTTCTTCCTGTTGAGATCACTGGCTCGTTCCAAGAAGGTTCGCAACATCATGGGTGGCGTTATAGCTGTTGGCTTTACGCAAGACATAATCAACTCAATGATGTCAGATGAGGATGAGGACGGGGTAAAGCAGTACGACAAAATCCCAGACTACATTCTGGAACACAACATGGTGTTCATGCTGCCAGACGTGATGGATCCCTTTGGACGTGGGTATGTTTCCATACCAATGCCATACGGCATGAACGCCTTCCACAATGTCGGGCGTAACTTTGCCAAGATGGCTCAGGGTAGATCAGATCCATCAGAGATCGGAGCATCCATTGGGCGCACAACCCTTGAGATATTCAACCCGCTAGGTGGCACTGAAAGCTTTTTGAACTTCGCAGCACCCACTGTGTTTGATCCCTTCATCTCATTGTACGGAACCAACACAGACTTCTCTGGCAGAGATATTGTTAAGAAGGCATTCCCAAATCAGGTGGCATCACAAAGCAGCCTGTACTGGAACAACACCTCTCCAACGGCGGTTGGCATAACACAGGCTCTTAATGAGTTGACGGGTGGGACTGAGACACTGAGCGGGTGGATTGATTGGTCACCAAACTCTTTGGAGTTCTGGTTCGATTATATCACGGGTGGCGCTGGTAGGTTTGTGCAGCGTACCGCTGAAGCACCAGCAAGAATAGCTGCCGCAGAATCCGCAGAGGATATTGCCACTGAGATCCCGTTCATGCGTAGGGTTTTACGCAGCGTGTCCAGCAGGGATGACGTGTCTCAATACATTGAGGTTCGTGATCAGGTAAACAGGGCAACGGCTGAGTACAAGAAGGCGGCTCAGCGCGGTGACGTGGACCGCATCAACAGTGCCGTGTCTAGGTTTGAGGCAGAGCTTAGAATTGCTCCGCAAATCAAGAAGATCGAATCAGCAAGACGGAAGATCTCTCAGCAGATTACGGCAGTGAATGATTCACGTTTGCCGCAAGATGAAAAGGATCGCATCGTCAAGCAACTGGTTGAGCAAAGAAAGCTGATAACCCGTCAGGGAATACTGATTGCTCAAGGAATATAAAAACCCCCTCAGATTTCTCTGAGAGGGTTTCATATCTAGCAGCATTGAAGTGACCAAACCCCTCGCGTTAAGGCACTATAGGTTACTTTACTAATAAGTTCAATAGAACTTATACTCCAAGCGCGTCTGCATCCCAACCAATGACTTCAAACGTGGCTGGTATGCGGGAAGTTGTAACAGATTTCCTTGCAGCAAATTTATTATACATCTGAGCAACAAACTTTGATCTGTAATTTGATTTCATTCTCAATGATGGGTTCTGCCTTCCCATGTCATCAATTAAATGGTTCCTTGCAAACACAGCCGCGTCACCATCATATGTAGACTGACCATCACGAAACACCTGCACAAAAGCATTAGCGGTTTCTTCATCGTTATTATAAACACCAATGTAATGTATGGCTGCTAAGATATTTTCTATATTTCTAAATGCTTTTCTGGTGACAGACACACTATCAAGGACCCTTGGGTGCAACTCTAAAACATTATCTAATTGTTTATGAGTTATCACGCCCCATCCTTCATACCTCTTACCAAGTCTGACTAGGTTTGAAAGAACAGCGGAAACAGCACTTGCATTCGATATACCCCTTATTGCAAGCCTGTCGGAATGCTTTCTTTTTCTTCCGCTATCAATGGTATCCATTGCCTCTTTTTCTAAACCTCTAACAAATACAGTTGGAATTGTTTTGTTTGAGTTTATTATAGATGTCAGTCGTTGCTGACCGTCAAGAAGAACGCCATCCTTTGATATCCTTATCGCATCACCATTAAAATCAAAGTCTGAATTTTCCATGTCATGCGTAATGTTCTTCACATGAACTTGAGATATCTTTCTGTTCATGGTGTTTCGCTTCAGAAGTTCCTGTGCGAAGTCTGGATCTATTAAAACAATGTCAGCCTTTGGTTCACTGGAAACCAAGTTTCTTCTGACATCCTTGGTTGCTTTCCTATACAAGTTAAAGTTCATATTACTTTCCTACTCTACAAAAGTATAAAATCACTGGTCTTGATGTGACCAATAACCTCCACTTCATGTGAAGGATTTCTTCTGTTCCACCCCTCACCGGATAGAACAAAATCTTTTTTACAGTCTAAGTTTATGTAACCAATCTCATCAGTCCACTCACACACAAATAGACAGGGCAATCCCGTGACATCAGTATGTGTTTTAGCTGATGTGAATTTGGTTATAGATACTATGACTGTGGGATACTTATGAAAGCTAATTGATCGCCTTCTAAGCTCCACAAAGGCGGTTGGTTTACCGCCTCTGTGAGCGATGTAGTCAAACGCAGAGAGAGGTTTGTTCCTCTGCATTTCACAACGCCATTTATCAGCAAGGATTTTAGCCACACGCTCCTCGTTGCTGAAGTCAGCCTGAGTTTCATACGGTACTATTTCACCGCCTGTACTCATACACCTAAGCTCTCAACCCAAGTTGTGATCTCAGACTTCTTCCAGCGCTTCATGCGTGGACTAAACTCAATGGCTCTAGGGAAATCTTTCTTTTCACTTGTCCATTTGTAGAAAGTCTTTACATGAATTGACAGGAGTGCCGCCGCCTCATGGGCGTCTAAAAGATCTTCACCGACCTTAAAGTTTTTGAGGAAATCATTCTTAGCCATAGCACTAGAAGGGGATTTCATCATTGGAAACATTATTGCTTGGCGCTTGGAAGGATGAAGCTCCATCCCTGCGGTTACGCTCTAAGTTCCCACGCAAAGACACAAAAGCCAAACCACTTTTACCAACCTTCTTCCAGCCAGCGAGGTCAATCTTTGGAGCCTCTATACCTTCATTCATTTGAGCAACGATATCCTTAGCCACATCGTTGGGGATCTCAAGGTTGCCAGTATAATCTGGCTGAGTTTCCTTCTGCTTATTTTGATTTTGGAACAACGCTCCGCGTGGTGGATACTGACTCATGATTGATCTCCTTTTGAATTGAGTTCAGATTTACGTTTTGAAAAGTCATTCATTAACTCTTCATACAACTTTGGACTGTTATCCTTGAGTTGATTAATTGGACCAAGGTTCTTTCGATACACACCATTCAGCCAATCTATATCCGCTGAAGCTTTAACCACTTCAGCGATTAGATCCTTGGTCTTATCCCAGTTTTCCTCAGACGCATTCTTCTTCACGTCACCTGATGACGCCTCAGTTGCTGAGGGCGGCGGTGAAGTGGGCTTAGCCTTTGGCTTCTTCCCGTTGGTCTCTTGAAATTCACGATCAACTTTGACCGCAGCGGCTTGCTTCTGAGGCTCTGCACCATCATCTGGCGGTAAGTCTTCACCCGCATAGATGTAATGACCTAGACCCAGATAGCCCATGGCCTTCGTCATAGCACGTTGATGGGCAGTGTTAATCTGAAAAGCATTAGGGTTTTTGATTGGCGAGTTCTTGTAATCCAGAACAGGAAAAAGTTCAGTAGCACTTTCTCCACTGGCAGTTACAGTCACACGCACATAGGCAAACCCATGTAGGTCAATCATGTAAGGGATGTTGCCTTCCTCTACATGCTTTTCAAATGTGGCATCTGGATAGACATCTTTCAATGCACCCCAAGCATGTGCCCATGATAGATAGGTCATGCCGTTTTTCTTTTTGGTATACTCAGATACATCAATACTTCTGAGTGTTTCCCATACAGTTTTCTTAGCCATTGCTAACCCCCAAACAACCGTTTCAGTTTACCCCAAGAAGACAACTCTTGAAACGGAATTAAATCATCATTTAAATCTTCTTCAAAGCTGGCATCCTCTAACTCTGCACTTTTTTTCCTATCAATATTTTCCTTTGCCCACTTAGCATCTTCTAGATTTGAAACCTCACTCCAAACATCTGGATTTTTATAGAAGTGACGTGGCCCTACATCGCCAAAGGTAGCGATCTCAATGCGCTCCACAACATCTATGCGAGGCATTCTTTCACCTCTAACTATCTTAGACATGGTTGCAGGGTTAATACCAAGCTGCTTCGCCATGTCTGTCTGCTTTATACTGTGCTCAGATAAATATCTCTTAATTGCTGTAGTCATTTTCCTCACTCTCCTTCAAATACTGATCGCATAAATGTGACACTGAACAGTAGCCACTACACCTAACCTTCTCACCCTTTCTGGTTTCGATGGTTAAATCTTTTGGGTTCAACGCACTGGTTGATTTAAATCCTTCAAGGTAGGCATCAGCCTCAAACTGAGTATCCAAAACCCTGATGGCTCTCTTCTTCCCCTTCGCCATTACAGCATAGGTTGTTGGGCGCTCCCATTTCTCTGCCTCTGAACACAAAGGCAGTTCATCGTGGATATCATAATTGATTTGCGCCTCTTGATGCAGAGACATTCTTTCCTCTACATATTTCTGACACTCATCCCGTGTCCACAGTGGAAGATCAATGATGACCACAGGTGCGCTGGGGTAATCACTATCGGTTACAGCCTTACGCTTCTGCCAATCCCTCAAGATTGCACAGATCCTAATGCTCTCAACGTCCTTGCCATTCTGCCTGAGTAACCAAGCGTAGCAATTCTGTTGATACTCCCATTCTTTTTTACCATGGATTACAGACCATACGGATGTAACCTTGTAATCAGTTACCCTGATTCGCCCATCCTCAAGGATCTCTTGATGGTCAAGCGCACCCGATAAAGTCCAGTCATTACAGGATGCGTATAGACGCTCTTCCACTATGGTATTTTTTTGTTCTATTGAACTTTCTAAAACAGAATGCACTGCCGTTCCAAAGATAGGCCAGATCATATCAACAAGATCTGACTCCAGTTTATCCTTGTGATCATCAACAAGTAACCTGATGCGAGGGCTGTCGATCAGCGTAGTCACACTGATATCAGCCTTGCCTCTTGTGTACTTATCGTTCCTGACAAAGTTCATGAACGGGTCAGGAAGCCCGTAATTATTTGTTATTTTCATTTCTCACTCCTACTGTTAGGTTGAATACCATAGTCCATCTTAGATGGCAATAGTTCTTTTTGGGGGAATACATGGGAAGTTTCGATATAAGTTTTTCAATCCTTGGGGAGCCAGCTTCCAAGGCTAACAGCCGCAAAGCTGTTGTCATCAGGGGTAGGCCAGCGTTTATAAAATCTGCCAAGGCCAGAGGATATGTTGATACCTTCGCAAAGCAGTGTCCAATACTTGACTGCCCAACCAAAGATGACGTGAAGGTAGAGATGATAATCTATTACGCTTCACGCAGACCAGACCTTGATGAAAGCCTTATTCTGGATTGTATGCAAGACAAAATTTATGCAAATGACAGACAGGTAAAACAAAAGTTTATCTACTGGGGATTGGATCGTGAGAACCCTAGAACTTTAATCAGGGTTTCTTCATGTGACATAAAAAATCTGCCAGATATATAATATATATATATATAATACCTGATATATACCTTTAACAATTATATACCTTTAATAGATATAGAACTTAACAGGTATATACCTACTAGATATAGGCCTTTGATTTCTTTGAAAGTTTCTGGTTGACTGGGGCAGTAATTATATTCTACCTTGGCGGGGTAGAGAAGAGGAACCAGCCATGTCAATCGAACTTCAAGTTCGTGGCGAGGCTTTCAAGTTGGGAACAGGTCAACACAAAATAGCATGTCCAACTTGCAGCCAGAGCCGCAAGAAAAAAAATAAAACCCTTTCGTTAAAGGTTGAAACAGAGATGGCAGTGTACCAATGTTGGCACTGCAACTCAGAAGGTTATGTATTTTTAAAAGATCAGGTCAGGGAGAACGTAAGACCTATGATTGTCGCTAAACAAATCAACGAAACAAGCCTGTCTGATGGGGCAGTTTCTTGGTTAAAGAGTAGGGGCATATCAGAGGAAACGGCAACCAAGGCTGGATTGAAATCAGTCAACCATTGGATCCAATCTATTGGATCTGAGACGGAATGCATCACATTCCCATACAAAAACAATGGTCACGTCTATGCATCAAAGATCAGGTCAATAAGTGACAAAGGATTTTCGTGCAACGGATCACCCCAATCCTTCTTCAATCTGGAGAATGTAGAACTGAATGATTGGATCATCATTTGTGAGGGGGAGATGGATGCACTGGCCTTTATGGAGACGGGCTATGACAGCGTAGTCTCTGTGCCCAACGGGGCCGTGATGAAGGTGGTTGATAAAAAGATTGACCCATCTGACGATAACAAATTCAAGTTCCTGTGGGATGCCAAGAAGCAGATAGACAATGCTGATAGGATCGTGATCGCCACTGACAGTGATGAAGCTGGTCAGGCAATGGCAGAGGAAATCGCAAGGCGCATAGGCAAAGACGTGTGCTGGAAGGTGGAGTTCCCAGAGGATTGTAAGGATGCCAATGACGTACTAATCAAGTATGGCAGGGACGGGATTGATAAAATTGTTACGGGCTGCAAGCCTTGGCCTGTCGCTGGATTGTATGATGCCTCTCACTTCTATGATCAGGTTGATGAGATCTATGAAAAGGGAATGGGAAAGGGCGAAAGCACTGGCTATGACAACGTAGATAATTATTACACTGTTGTTGGTGGGCAGATCACTATCGTTACGGGCCATCCATCATCAGGAAAATCTGAGTTCGTTGATCAGATCATGGTCAACATGGCTGAGAAAACCAGTTGGAAGTTTGGTATCTGTTCCTTTGAGAATGAGCCAAGGCTGCACATTGCCAAGCTCATAAGTAAGTGGCTGGGCAAACCATTCTTTGATGGTAATGTTCAAAGGTTGACTAGACGTGAGCTAGAAGCAGGAAAGAAATTTGTTCAATCGCACTTTTCTTTTTTGTACCAAGCTGACGGGTCACTGTCCTCAATAGATAGCATCATTGAAAGATTAAAGATTGCTGTCCTTCGCCATGGCATTCGAGGCGCAGTGATAGATCCTTACAATTACATCCAAAGACCAAGCGATAAGAATGAAACTGAATGGATATCAGAGATCCTTACAAGGGTCAGGGTGTTTGCTCAGGCTCATGACATTCACATCTGGTTTGTAGCTCACCCAGCGAAGATGCTGCGGGGCCAAGATGGTAAGGTGCCAGTGCCAAAGGGTTACGATATATCTGGATCTGCCGCATGGTTCGCAAAGGCAGATGTCGGAATGTCTGTGCATAGACCAGACCCAGTGAACTCAGTGTCATCAGAGATACACATCTGGAAGTGTCGGTTCTCTTGGGTTGGTAAGCAGGGTTTTACTGAGCTTGACTTCAACACCATCACATCCAGCTATCAACAAAAAAATGCTGACCCATTTTTAAATCCCGTTAAGATAGATCAGGATAACTTTGAAGAGATAGACATCGAGGAGTTGGACATTGAACTACCTTTCTAAGCCAGTGGTGACTGTTAGGGATGGCAGCAAGGGTCCAGTGCTGTACATATGGAAAGACGGTAAGCCTTGCAGCGTTGAACTCAATCGCAGGGAAACACTTGTTGTAATAAATCAATTAGCTGAGAAGCTATTTAATAGTTTGACTGATAAAGATTTGAATGATAGCTAGGACTTGAGGCTTTCATGGGGCCTCTCCTCACTCTACAAATTAAAGGGTGGCTCTACTAAGGTGGGCCACCCTTTTTTTATAAAAACCCCCTGACTATTGCAGTGCGAAACCTAACCCAGTCAGGGGCAGTTGGGGCGCTAGGCCAGTAAGGCAGGACTTTTACTGTTTAGATGCGCCCGACAAGGAAGAATGCTAATGAACCGATTGCTCATTATCAAGTATGGAATAGAGTATAGCCATCTTGTGAACGCAATTACAGATCTCTTTTCTAGCATCATTCATTTCATAGATATCTATGAGGGCGTCAATTAACACGACCATTTGATTGAACGTCATAGAGTTTGGAAAGACGCCGTTATTGACTTCGATCCAATCTTTTATCGCATCAATCTCTCGCTCTACTTCATGTGCCATCTTCCATCTGTTCTGATCCATTTATGTCTCCAATTCCATTGCCTTCATCACGGCTTTTTTGATGCGCCTCTGAAGTAGTCTTTCAGTCATCAGGAAGTCTTCCCCACACGCGATTACATTTTCACTGTATCCACCGCCCTTCAAGACCCATAGATCCTCACCTTCTAGGCGACCATTGTAAACATACAGAGCCTTGCATTTGTAAGCGGATATATTGTCTTCATTAAGGCGTTCAATCATGCGCTCCTTGGCTTGCAGTATAAAGCGAGGGCCTTTGCCTGAGTGTACAACCTCAATGTTCTTTTGATATACGGTTGAGTTCCATGACAAGGGAACACGAACCTCATGAGAAGAGTACCTTGAAAGAAAGTTTGACCGACACTTCCAAGATGGATCATCTGCCTGACTGTTTACACCATAAACATCAAACGACTGAGACGGGTATGTTCTGTTGAGGATTTGATCTGCAAACTGTACACTCCTTTCCTTCTCATCATGCAGTTTGTTTGTAAACTTGTATGACTTCCAAGCAGATCTTGCAGTTCGTATTTTACTTCTGAGGCCTGACAGATAACTGTTGGCATCTGTTATTGCGCCTTGCCCATACTTGTTAAGTATAGGATCCCATTGTTCTGGGTTGCTATCAAAGCCCTTTTGCAGGGCACCGTATGTTCTCAGGGTCATAAGCGCCTTTGCTTTGCCCGTGATGCCATACTGACTGCACACATAGTCGATGATGGCAGTATTGTTCTTGCGTATTCTTTGGTACGCTAACCAAGGATCATATTCATTCATCACTCACTCCTTTAGTTCATTTGAACTTTTATATTAACTTTCCTATTTCCCTTAAACCTTTGACATATTGGTCAAGCTCTTCTCTTGCAGAGAAAAGTTCTCTATCTAGGTTGGGGCGTGGATCACGACCAAGCTGTTCATCAATTAGATTATCAACCTGACGTCTAAAGAATTTTAACTGAGCCTCTTGAAACGGGCTAAGTTCTTCTGGATTTTTTATGCTCATCAGTAAGCTCCCATATAACTGCTCTTGCCTCTGTTGGCCTGTTTGATTTTACAATGCCATGCTTCTCAAGCTTCTTTAGAATTTGCAGGGTTGTTCCAAGTTTCAGCTTGGCCCTGTCTTTTATTTCTTGGGTGGTCCAACAGGTTCTGCGCCTCATCACGTTCACAATCTTATGCTCAGGCGTATGCACTGTGGTTCCCAAGAACTTTCTCGTTTGCCATGCGTTTGGTTCATCACGCAGTTTACGCAAACGATCTTCATCCTTTGCCAACTCCATCATCCTCTCTAATTGTATTTCCAACAGGTCTCTCCCTTGGCTTGTTGGTTTTTGTCAAAGGGTCAGAGTAAAATGTGTGGTTCCCCAAGGTAAAAAGTTCAAATAAACTTTTAGTCCACACTAAGCTGACCTCAGTAGAATGATAATACAGCATTGCCTTGTTGGCAAAATATGATTGACCATCAAGGTGATTGCCTATCGCGTCTTGCGATATGTTCACGGCATCAGCCCACACATCTGGGTCTGTGGGTATGCCAGCCCATCCATTGGTGCTGACAAACGAAAACTGTTTAGGCTGCATCACGACCCCGCATATCGTGTCTGGGAACCTATCTGATGCAACACGGTTCATCACCACCTCAGCGACAGCCTTCTGCCCTATCAGTGGTTCGCCTCTGGCCTCATGATACACTGCCAGTGCCAAGCAAAGTTCAGCTAACATTGGAATCACCATATCTTAACTTTGAAGCCAACTCAGATTTGGTGTTGATATCTGCATCAAGATATCGAAGCAGTCCAACTTTGCCATGCTCCCATGCGATAGCATGTGCCTCATCATATGTGAGGTCTTGGTTTGCATCCATGATGTAAGAGACATGCATCTCAAACATCTCCATTAGAAATTTAATTTCGTTATTCATTTACTTCTCCTCATATGGACCAACGACATGAAAGAATACATGCACGTCTAGCCGTTGGTTTTGTTTCACTTCATCTTCATGATCATAGAGATCACTTAAAGAGACACCCAAATATTTGCAGATATCAATTAGCACTGATGCGCTATGACTTTTTTGATATCCCCTTTCATATCTGGATAGCATGGTTTGGCTTATGCCAAGGGCACCAGCCATGGTTTGCTGGTCAATGCCCTTAGCTTCTCTTAAATCTCTTATCTTCCTGCCATTAAGAGTTCTTTCACCCATCAGTTAATCCCCCGTGTTTAGGTAGACGGTCTCGCCAAACGGTGCAGGTTTGCCGCGAGAATATGAAGACACCCACAAGATTGGGTAGTCTGGTGCGCGATCTGGGTAGTCAAAAATCCCCATGTCGGTGAAGCAGATCATGTTATCCACATTGAGATTGTGCTGCTCAATGTAGTTGAACACAGGCTGCACACATGTACCGCCACGACCTTTGTTGCTGAACAGGGTGATCTCTTCGCCCTCTTCATAACGCTTGACGCTCTGGATCTCAGCGTCACATGTGATCACCGTGATTGACTTGGGCTTCACGTCACGGCTGATTGCATTCAACCCACCCAAGAAGAACTCACCCTCACGATCAGACACAGATCCGCTACTGTCCATCCACACAAGGATGTCACCGCAACCAGTGCCCACAATGCTAGGGGCAAGCACCCCAACCTGATCGAACATCTTGCGATTAGGGCGGCGCATTGAGTAGTCATCAGGCTGATCACCACCTACGAAACGCTGCACCTTCTCTTCCCAGTCAATCTGGTTGCGCTTCATGCGCTGCACCAGTGCCTCAATGGATGCTGGCAGCTTGCCAACAGATTTGGCACCATTCGCAGCCATCATGACCTTGGAGTTGATGTCTGCTTCCATCTGCTTGACCTCAGCCTCAGACAGCGACTGTCCACCCTCTTTGGTGGTGTCGATCACCCCGCCCATGCCACCAGCCTGTGACAGGTGCGACACGTCCTCTGGCAGCATGTCATAGACACGCTCAGCGGGAAGGTCTGCATACTGCTCGTCATACAAGCCGCCAGCGGGAAGCGAGAACCCAGCCTCAATCAGGATGGGGTTGATCACATAGTCACATGCAATGTTCCAACGCTCTGGGTCACGATCGCCGCGCCGCAGGTTGTGCTTCATGCCAACATGCATGACCTCATGCGCCATCACACCAGTGGTCTCCTCTTCTGACATGTTCGCCACAAAGTCAGGGTTCCACTTGATGAACTTGCCATCAGTGCACATGGTTGAGATCTCTTCATCAGCCTCAATCTTGAGGCTCAGGGCCATCGACCCAAAGAACGGGTGCGATATCACAAGGCGCGTGATAGAGCGCGATACTTTTGTTTGTTCATCCATCTGAACTCTCCTCTACAAAAATTCTACGTTGCCATCATGATATGTGGCATCGCGTTTAAACTTTAGATAATTTTCTCGATATCTTCCCTCGACCTCTCTTAGGGCATCGTCGGCTGTCAAAGCTTCGACCTTCAAAGAAAAAACTTGTCTCTCTTCAACCCAAATTTCATAGATATTCATTACAACGGCATCACTCATAGGCTTCTCCAAAGAAGTTCAAGGTTACAAAAATTAGTGGTGGGTAGGATTCGACCTACCCACAAAAGTTCTATTGAACTTTTACAGGATCATGTGACGACCTTCTGTCATGATCCAATCGCGCACCGCTTTGACCTTCTTGAGGTCTTTGTTGCGGCTCAGCGCATCCTTGACACAGAACACAGCGAACTCTTTCTGTGGCAAGCGCATCAAATATTTGATGATGTTATGCGCGTTCTTGTCTGTCATGCGGAACGCAAGGTTTGCCGTGATTGCGTAGGCAACGGCTGGATCCTCTGCGATATCGGACCCCATGGGATCTGAGATCAATGCGTCAATGTCAGGGCACGTCTCATGGATCTTCAAGAACCCATTGAAATCGGCAGCGGCTGCGCGACCAACCTGCCCAGCGATAGCCTCAAGCTGGCACACAGGATCAAGACCCCATGACAGGATCGAACTGACACGCTCCCATGAACGCGGTGACGGGCAAGCATTGGCATCCCTGTCGAACTTGTGCAGGTACTCAGGGCGAAAGCGCAGGAAGGAGTTGACGCGAAAGTCAACACCCACAGAGTTGAAGTATGCCAGCGTGTCATCAAGATCCGCTTCGATCTCCAAGAACATCATGCGGTCCTTCAAGTGGGAAGGCATCTGATTTGTGCCAGCGCGGTCCGACATGCGGTTACCAGCGCAAACCACAACCCAGCCATCAGGCAAGTGATGCGGCCCAACGCGGCGTTCATTTACAGCCTGTGCTGCAATGTTCATACACGCCACAATAGCTTGCGGTAGCTCATCAAAAAAGATGACACCATAGCCATCTGTCGGCATCCAGTCTGGGCGCATCCGCACCATATGGCTGCGATCCTCTGATGGGATTGTCCAACCCGCAATTTCTGTCGGGTCATACTGCGCCAGAGAAACAATGCGGCATTCCATTGGAACCCCGCGCTTTTCTGATACGTTGGCAGTGGCTTGCTTGACCATGGTTGTCTTACCAAGGCCAGAGCCGCCAATCAGCATAGGCACGATGTATTGAGCATCACGCCCATCTGAAAGATCCATGTTGAAGTTGATATTACTCTCAACGATGGTTTGTGATTGTGATAGTTTCATTGGTTGTCTCCTCAGACTTTACAAAAATTTGAATAGTGTGACGCTTAGGCGGGTACACACTCCTAGTCAGGATCTTTTGATCAATCCCCTCGCGGGTCTCAGCTTCCGCATATCTGCGATAGTTGGTGCCCCACTCTTCCCAAACTGCCCAGTACATCACAGAGCCATCATCACGATGACCATGAGAACCATGGCAGCGGTGAAGGCCATGCCAGACAGGAAGGCCTCCACAAATATCAGGCGTTTCTCACGCCGTGAGATGCGACTGTTCATGAATATTGCTCCTCTGCAATCTCGTCGAACAAGCAATAAAACTTGTCAACATCCCAGTTGTTTGGAGCCAATTCCATGAAGGCATCGGCATCAATAAAGCTCCAGTTGATTGACCCGTCAGGGTTCAAGTTCTCTGCCATAGCAACAGCCTTCGCCATTGCAGCGGTCACGGTTTCATAGCTAATCATGGTTGATGCTTGCCTTTCCACTTGCCGTTGAAAATCAATCTCACTCTCTGTCATATCACCCCTCGATCCGACCATATTCCCGACAGGGCGCATCCCCATCATGGACAATTTCAATCAATTTGAATTGCTCACCCTTGGACTGCATAGCGCCCAAGAACATTGACATGTGGCAGTCCCCTTCGAGATAGAGGGTTGGCACAAACAATTCAGTCACCCGCGCAAAGCTGTAATGCGCGAAGTCTTTTAGCGTCAGGCCAAGCCGTAAGGCATCAGCCAAGGGCACTTCCAAGTAGCCGTGCCCAGCGTCAATGTGATAGGTATATTCTTTCATTACGCAGCCTCCTCTAGCGCGTTCACTTTTCTTTCCAGCGTTGGCATGTCTGCAATAAATGCATGACGCGCACGATCAGACAACTTCGCCCAACCTGCATTCGCACACAGGTACAAAGTCGTTTCAGCATTGGGGTGCGAGAACCCTTCGCCATCACCCGCTGGGATTTCCATAACCAGATCCCCGACAGACAGGCTACGCAAACCCTTGGCATGATAGCTTGGTTGAACAGCCTCGCATCCCCATGGCGCGTTGTCATACTCAAACATCTGTTCAACACTGTCAGCCATGGCTGTGATGCCGTGGACATAAACGTTGTGCATTGTTGCTGCCAAAACATCCACTTCTCTCTCAATGCAATCCGCGTCAGACAAGCCGCCGATAGAATGCGAAACAGCCGCATAGGCTGCAAGCTTTGGGGTTGCGCCCCAGCCGCCATGTCTGACAGTCTCACCATTTACGATGTCGCGATCCACCTTTGTCAGGTGCGCTTTGAAAACTAAAAACTTAGGCATTTCTCACTCCTCTTTTGAACCATCCTTGCGCCACCAACAGGCGGCGCAAAAAAAGTTCAAACGAACTTTACGCAGCGAACTGCGCCATCACGGCATTCACGTCTGTGTTCTCTTCAGACGCAGCAGCCTCAGCAGCCTTAGCTGCCTCAGCATTACGGTAGGCAGTACGTGCAGCCAAAAGCTCCCGCATGATATCCTCGAACTGCTCAAGCTCTGCGTCATCAAGGCCATCCTTGAACACGTCACCCTGAACCGCGTTGCCCTTGTCATCCTTCTTTGTGGACCACTTACCGACAACCTGCTCAGCCAACCGCTGGGCTTTGGACTTACCGCCCTCACCTTTGACCAGCTTCGCCAGCTTGTTCTCGCTGTCGATATTGTGGGTCTCAAAGAACTCGCCAACCATGGTGGCCGTGGCATTCGCCATGCCGCCGATCTCAAAGTGGCGTATCGCACCAACTGAGTTCTCCATGTACCGCTTGATGGTGGCCTCTTTCAGACCAGCAACAGCGAGGGCTTCCCGCACTTGCTTTGAAGCAGCACGGGGCAGGTTACCCTTGACCAACTTGACAGGGGCAAGCGCGGCAATAAGCTCGCAATAGGCCCCGATCTTGTGACCATTGGCAACCTCGTTGTTTGCCTTGTTGTCGGCTTTCAAAGAACCGATCTGTTGCTCCGCTTTGCCGATCAGGTTCACGGTTGCGTCTTGAATTTGAAATGCTGATTTTGTCATCTGTATCTTCCTTCTAGGCTGACAATGTTATGGGCGATTTTACCCTCAATGCCCCGCATGATAACGGGGCATGTAGTGTAAAACCTATGCTGCGTTTGTTCCGATTATGTGACCAAGCACCATAACCTTCTGCATCATGGCGCTGACGTGAAAGATGTTTTCAGGATCAAATGTTTCCATGAAATCCTCATGCAGGAACTCATCACATTTCAAGCTGAAACATCTGCCATCCGGCATAGCCAGAGAGTAATGCCAAGCACTTCGCATTTCCTGCGTTGATCTGATGGTCAGGCAGTGCTCACCTAGATCACCCTTCATGGTGATTGTCATGCTGATGCCCAGCTTGTTCACGCCTAGCAGTTTAGAAGTAATTGAAGCCATTGTGTTCTCCTCTCTCACACATTTACTTGATAATGTTCTTCAGCATATCCAGCGGGGAACATGTCTAAGAACTCGTTAGTCTTGAGCATATCGCTCACCTCATCCCATGACATGTATGCCAAGCAAGCTTGCAGCATCTGCCGCTCAGTGGCTGTATGGGTATCGACTAGGCTCATCGCCAGATCTCTGGGTGTGTTCATGGTTTTTCTCCTGTTAAAACTGAACCATCCAAGCGCCATCCCACAGACGGCGCTTACAAAGTTTAGTTCACATTGTGGGGTTCAAAGCGTCACTACTACTGCAAGCTGGTGTTCTCTACATTCAACCGCCTCACTAGCCCGTTTCCCAGTGGCGGCACTCGCAGCGTTTACGTTAGTCTCTGAAATACTCCCACACATTCGAGGGTTGATGCCTCGTAGTGAGCGTCTCATCTGATCGAAACCCTAATGACCTCGCGGTCGGGAATGCCAAACTGGGGCGATTGCCAAGGGCCTTGCGGCGTTGTCCATCGAGGGCTGTGAGCGCTGGGCTCGTTGCCCCCCCGACTTCGATTACCCTTATGACAGCTAAAGGTTCCCTTGTCTACCCCTAATGTTGATTAAAGTTACCTTAGCACTAAAAGCCTTTAAAAGTAGGGGTTTGGCTGGTATAAAAAGTGCAATAGAACTTTTGCAGCGGGGATCTGGATGGACAAGCAGCACGTCAAATCAGGGGTGATTCGCGGGGTATTTTGAGGGGCTGAGAGGGTGTGGTATAATAATACCTCCCATTGAAAACATTGGGTAAATTGGGACAAATCACGCGCAGCACGTCAAAAAAGAGGGAAAAGTCAGGTGGTCTGGAAAATGACAAGAACAGGGCGGTTTTTGGAAGGGTTTCGCGGGGCAGATATTGCAAGCTGCTAGTGGGGTGTAATAATACCACCCACTGAAAACATTGAGAAAAAAGGGCATGAGATGAAAAAAACACCGACAAGCAGCACGTCAAAAGGCAAGCCAAAGCTCACGGTAGTAGCTGCCAGTGAACCAAAAAAAACCCGCAAGAGATCCCCTAACGCTGGAGCAAGTCAGCTTACGGACAAGCAGGAAGCATTTTGCATGGCGGTGATGAGTGGCAGCAGCTTCTCAGAGGCCTACAGAGCAGCGTATGATGCGGAGAACATGGCAGATGCTACAGTGCATAGGGAAGCTTACAGACTGGCAGCAGAGAACCCCAAGGTTTCAACTAGGCTGGAGCAGATGGCTTTGGAAAAAGAAGCGGAGCAGCGCGTGTTGGGCCTCTCTCGAACAGATCTGGTTTTGAAACAGCTTCAAGAGATTGCGTTAAACGAAGATGTGCAGGATGGCGCAAGGGTGCGGGCCTTGGAATTGCTTGGCAAGAACTGCGGGCTATGGATTGATCGTGTGGAAACCACTGACAAGGCGGAGCGTAGCGCGGATGAGATCGAGGCGGATATCGAGGCACGGCTCAAGCGGCTGGGCATGTGAAAAAGAAGTGCTATTGAACTTTTGCCTCGCACACGCACAGAATTAAAAGGAGTTTTACCCCCACCCACCCCCGACCACCCCCCGCGAGCGCGCCCGATTATTCTGACCATACATAGTATTACACACAAATAATCTCAAACACTGGTGAAACACAGACCCCACCCTATGATTGACTTACGGAGATCATGAAGGTTGTGAAGGTTGTGAAGGATTGTTTTGAGGTAACCAGTAGAATCTTGAACTTTTCTAAACTTTTTTCATAAAACAGCATATTATATATTTACTACTATTATATATCAGGTATAGATAAGTTATATATCTGTTAAAGGTATATAACAGTTAAAGGTATATAACTGTTTACCTGATATATATAGGGGGAACGGCTTGCGAGATTTAAGTCAAGTTCTGTCTCAGATATCAAAGCTACCACCCAATGAGAAAGCTGCCCTTCTCAAGGATCTTGAAGCTCTTGAGGATGTGCAGAACAAGAAGAAAGCTAAGGAAGACTTCATTTCCTTTGTGAATCTCATGTGGCCTAGCTTTATTAGTGGGCGGCATCACCAGAAAATGGCGAGTGCGTTTGAACGTGTGGCTAGTGGTGAGTTAAAACGTCTGATTATCAACATGCCACCCCGTCATACCAAGTCAGAGTTCGCCTCTTACTTGCTGCCAGCATGGTTTCTAGGAAAGTATCCTGAAAAGAAAGTCATTCAAACCGCCCACACTGCTGAGTTGGCAGTTGGATTTGGTAGGAAGGTGCGGAACCTCATACAATCTGAGGACTTCCAGAACGTGTTCAGCGGTATAACCCTGTCATCTGACTCTAAAGCGGCAGGAAGGTGGAACACAAACAAGCGCGGTGACTACTTCGCCATTGGTGTTGGTGGGGCAGTTACTGGTAAAGGTGCTGATCTCCTAATTATTGATGATCCTCACTCAGAACAGGACGCCCAACAGGGGCAATTCAATCCAGAAGTCTATGATCGTGTATATGAATGGTACACATCTGGCCCACGTCAGCGATTACAGCCCGGTGGAGCTATCATTGTCGTGATGACGCGGTGGTCTCTGCGAGATCTCACTGGGCAGATAATGAAATCTACAGGAAATAAAAAAGGTATGGACGACTGGGAGGTGATTGAGTTCCCAGCTATAATGCCTTCGGGTAAACCCCTCTGGCCTGAGTTCTGGTCACTAGATGAACTAGATGCTTTGAGGGCAGAACTTCCACCTACAAAGTGGAATGCTCAATATCAGCAAAATCCCACGTCTGAGGAAGGGGCGCTCATCAAGCGTGAGTGGTGGAGAGAGTGGGATAGACCCAACCCACCCCCCTGTGAGATCATATTGCAGTCTTGGGACACCGCATTCCTCAAGACACAGAGATCTGACTATAGTGCTTGCACCACATGGGGGGTATTTTACCATCCTGATGACACGGGGCGCAGTCAGCCCAATCTAATCATGCTGGATGCCTACAAAGAAAAGCTTGAGTTCCCAGATTTAAAACGTGCTGCCTATGATAAGTACATGGAGTATGAGCCAGATCAAATGATTGTGGAGAAGAAAGCATCTGGTGCCCCACTAATATTTGAACTGAGGGCAATGGGTATCCCAGTTACAGAGTTCACTCCTTCTCGCGGGCAGGATAAAATTGCTAGGGCAAACGCTGTAACTGATCTGTTTGCCAGTGGATCTATATGGCACCCACCCACCCAGTGGGCACACGAAGTTATCGAAGAGTGTGCTGCCTTCCCGTCAGGAGAGCATGATGACTATGTGGATTCCACTACTCAGGCACTATTGAGGTTTAGGCAGGGCGGTTGGGTGAAGGCTGAGTCAGATGACTGGGACGATGAGCCTAAGTATCAGCGTCCTGTAGAGTATTATTAAAAGTTCTATTGAACTAAATCTCTATGTTTATCTTAGTTCCTTGGGGTCTATCTGCATTAGTCTTGCGACCAAAGCGATCATAAGCCTCTCCTAAGTCAAACCTTTGTTTTGCTAACGCCTCTAGGTGACTGTGATTAGCCCTATGTTCTTTCTCCACCCTCTGCTCAGCAAGGTGAGCTTCTATTCGCTCACGACTTTGAGTCTGTTGGTGGATATCCGACTGAATGTTAAATGGGGCTGACCCCACACCACTTAGACCGTCACTCATAGTCTACCTTGCTTTGCCAAGATTATTACAACCGTTATGCCAATCATTATTGAAACAATAATTGCGGAGCCACCGTAAACGATAATACGTTCAATCCGCTTTGCTTTACGTTTTCTTTCAGCCTCAAGCTTTGCCTTGCGATCTTTTCTTGCTTGCACCCGTATGGCTTGCAGTTCACCCCACGCGCTAAAACCTCTGGTTGCAATGACGATCTGGCGAAGCTCCTCTTCCGCGTCTTTGGCCCTTTGTAAGTTCACAAACGTCTCCATCGCGTTTTCATCCGACCCAGAGAATAAGCTGTTTTTCTTTCTTTCATGGGCAGCGCGTAAATCATCAACCCCGTCAAAAAACTCACCAATCTGCTTGGTGACATTTACCAATTCTTTGCCTGCGGATACGGCAGATTTCACAGCGGCAAGCGCTGTAAATGGATCAATCATGTCCTTCTCCCCCTACCAACAACGATGTATGGTGGGCAGAAGTGCTTCCAAGGAACTCTTACCTTGGCTGGGTATTGGTAATAAAACTGCGAAACTTTTCTAGGGCACCTATACTCACAGGTCTGGTGCAGACCTATAGTCGGGCTTTGACTAGCTAATACCGCTGTTAGGGCGCATATAAACATATCTCATGCCTATCTCCCCCTATTTCTCTGCAAGTTTGTCTATCTTGCCTTCAAGCCTAACGAGGTGATCAACAACTCTCCCAAGTTCCCCCGCATGATCTTCCCTCTTTATATAATTCTCTCTTGTCATGTTCAAAAGAATATTGAGGCGCTTTACTTCAGATGCGATTTGATTGGCCCACCACCCTATGGGTAGAACCACAAAAGTTAATACGATGTTCCAAATCAACATGTTATCCATGATTTTTTAATACAGTAATATAATATTTGTTTCAACAGCCTGTCTAAGTTAAAGGATGATTATGGGTGCATCTCCCAGTGCCCTAGTCGGGGTGTGGTGGCTTCCCCCAAGTTGCCCACCTCGACACTAGACCGCACAATAATATTTTGATAATGTCCACTTACACAAGCTGAAGGTGATTCATGGCTATAGAAAAACCAATGGTTCCTTCTGATGTAGAGATTGAAGAGAATCCATCTGAAGAAGAGCTTACTGTTGAGATTGTAAATCCAGATTCCATTTCCATGGAAACAGATGACGGTGGTGTTATCATTGACTTTGAAGGTAGCCTTGCTGAAAATCTGATGGGTCCAGATCATGACTCAAACTTGGCTGAGTTCATAGAGGAGTCAGAACTTGAATCTATGGCATCTGAGCTTGTTAGTGATTTTGAGTCTGACCGTGAGTCACGCTCTGACTGGGCTAGGGCTTATGTAAAAGGTTTAGATCTACTTGGCATGAAGATTGAAGACAGACAGCAGCCTTGGGCTGGTGCGTCTGGTGTATTCCACCCTGTGCTTACAGAATCTGTCGTTAGGTTCCAAGCTCAAGCAATGGGAGAGCTTTTCCCTGCTGGTGGTCCTGTTAGATCAAAGATTATGGGGAAGATGACCCCAGAGAAAGCAGATCAAGCTGATCGTGTTCAAAACGAAATGAACTATCTTCTTACAGAAGAGATGACAGAATATCGTGACGAACTAGAGCAAATGCTTTTCAAGCTTCCTCTAGCTGGGTCTGCGTTTAAAAAAGTTTACTATGACCCTTTAATGGACAGGCCCTGCGCTGTGTTCGTTCCATCTGAAGAGTTTGTTGTATCTTATGGAGCAACAGACTTAATGACATGCCCGCGATACACGCATGTCATGAAGAAAAGCGAAAACGAAATAAGAGAACTTCAAGTTGCTGGCTTCTATCGTGACGTAGAGTTACCTGCGCCATCTCCAGACTTCTCTGATATCCAAGAGAAATACGATGAGTTAGATGGGGAAAGCGCGGTAATTGAAGACGATGACCGCCACACAATACTTGAAATGCATGTAACGATTAACATGCCAGATGAGTTTGATGACCCAGATGGTATTGCTCGTCCATATGTTGTGACGATTGATAAGTCATCAAGAGAAATTTTATCCATAAGAAAGAACTGGTACGAGGATGATCAGAGGAAAAAGAAGCGTTTACACTTCGTTCACTACCGCTATCTGCCGGGCTTGGGCTTCTATGGAACAGGTCTTATACACCTTATTGGTGGACTTGCTAAGTCGGCTACATCTATCCTTCGTCAGTTGGTGGATGCTGGCACACTGTCGAATTTGCCAGCGGGTCTTAAAGCTCGCGGTCTTCGTATTAAGGGGGATGACACTCCTCTTATGCCGGGTGAATTTAGGGATGTGGACGTACCGGGCGGTGCCATCCGTGACTCGATTACGTTTATCCCTTACAAAGAGCCATCAAGCGTACTGTACTCTTTACTTGGAAATATTGTCGAAGAGGGACGCCGCATTGGCTCAGTCGCAGACATCCAAGTAGGAGATACTAACGCACAGGCACCCGTGGGCACAACTCTTGCCCTCATGGAGCGTTCAATGAAGGTAATGTCTGGTGTACAGGCTCGCCTTCATGCAGCTATGAAAAAAGAGTTACGACTTCTTGCTAAGATTGTTCATGACTATATGCCAGAAGAGTATGCCTATGAAGTTGATGGAGACTTCAGTAGGACAGATGACTTTGATAAGCGCATAGATGTCATACCAGTCTCAGATCCTAATGCTGCCACGATGTCTCAAAGGATCATGCAGTATCAAGCTGCATTGCAGCTAGCTCAGCAAGCTCCTCAGTTGTATGACATGGGCAAGTTGCACAGACAGATGCTTGAGGTTCTTGGTATTCAAGATGCTGATGATCTTATTAAGCTTCCTGATGATATCAAGCCTGCTGACCCCGTAACTGAGAACATGATGATCTTGAAGCAAGAGCCAGTTAAGGCATTTAAATATCAGGATCATGAAGCTCACTTAGCTGTTCATATGTCTGCTGCCCAAGATCCTAAGCTGGCTCAGATGATAGGACAGTCTCCATTTGCTCAAGTGATACAGCAATCAATGGCGGCTCATATTACAGAGCATGTTGCGTTCCAGTATCGTAGGGAAATGGAGAAAATGCTTGGTGTTGAATTGCCAAGTGAAGACCAGAACCTTCCTGAAGATGTAGAGGTTGAGATCTCTAGGTTGGCTAAGGATGCAGCAGAGAAACTTCTGAAGAAGGATCAAGCGGAAGCCGCCCAAGAGCAAGCTCAAGCCCAACAGCAAGATCCTGTGGTTCAGATGCAGCAGCAAGAGCTTCAGTTAAAAGCTCAAGAGCTTCAGCATAAGATGCAACTAGACACGGCTAAACTTCAGCTTGAAGCTGAAAAGATAAAAGCCACTAATCAAAGAGAGGGTGCCAAGCTAGGGGTTAAGCTGGCTACCGATCTTGATAACTCTCAGCGAGCAGACCAGCAAGCTGGGGCGAAACTTGGTGTTGAATTAGCAAAGGAGCTAGGTAAGGGAGATGGATGATACAGTTATTGCGCTCATGCAGCGTAGTATCTCCGATTATAAAGTTGAAATAGAACAGTTCTTGGCTGGGGGCCAAGCGCAAACTATGGAAGACTACAACAGACTTGTTGGGAGATATGAGGCTTTAAAGTTACTTGAAGCTGATTTACAGGAAATGGACAAAAGATTTATTGAACAATAAGTTCAATTGAACTATTTCTACATATGGGGGCTTCGTGGGGTAATCCGCGCACGGTTTCTGTGAACCTAATCACTGCAAGGTATATAAAATGTATGCAGACACTAAAATAACTGAGGAAAAAGTAGCGACTCAGTTACCTGAACCTAAAGGCTACAAGGTTCTTATTAGCACTGTTGAGGTTAATGAGAAGACTGAGGGTGGCGTCTATATGCCAGATGGCCTCAGACAAGCAGAAGAAACAGCATCTATTATTGGTTTTGTTATAAAGACTGGGCCAGATGCATATTCTGATAAGGAAAGATTCCCAAATGGAGCCTACTGCAAAGAGGGTGACTTTGTAATCTTTAGATCCTACTCAGGAACCAGATTCAAAATACATGGCAAAGAGTTTCGATTAGTGAATGATGACACTGTTGAGGCCGTTGTTGACGATCCAAGGGGGTATACACGGGCATGAGTAACTTAGCTTCAGAACCTGAAATGATGGAAGATGTTGGAAACGAATCACCTGATACACAAGATGTTGTGTCTGATGATAAGTTTGAAATTGAAATTGTAGACGATACCCCAGAAGAGGATCGTGGTAGGCCCCGTAAATCTGAAGATGCTGCTCCTGAAACTTTTAACGATGATGAGTTAGATAAGTATTCTGAGGGTGTTCAAAAGCGTTTCAAGAAAATGACTTATGAGGCCAATGAGCAGCGTAGAAATAAAGAGGAAGCTATTAGACTTCGCGAAGAAGCTCTAAAGTATGCTGAGTCTATTAAGGCTGAGAATGAGCGTCTTAGAAAAACTCTTGAACAGGGAGAGGAAACTCTTGTTACTCAAGCCAAAGGTCGTGTTCAAGCTGAGTTAGATCGCGCAAAGTTAGCATATAAAGAGGCTATTGACGCTGGGGATTCTGATTTAATCCTTGAGGCTAATGATAAGGTCACTTCTCTGAGAATAGAAGCAGACAAGATAGCCAACTACAAACCTCAGAAGAGACCTGCGCCTCAGCCTCAGCCTCAATATCAACAACAGGCACCCGCTAAGCCGCAAGTTGATCCACGCGCTTTAGAGTGGGGTAAGAAAAATACTTGGTTTGAGAATCCTGAAACTCCTGAAATGACAGGCTATGCATATGGTGTGCATCAAAAGCTTGTACAATCAGGGATTGATCCAAATACAGATCAGTATTATACAGAAATTGACAAGGCCATGAGACAGGTCTTTCCAGATAAGTTTGACGATGGGCAAGTAGAGGTACAAGCACCCCAACGTCAAGGTGGCCCCGTGGTTGCTGCACCGTCGAGAACGACGAAAAAATCACGCACAGTGCGACTTACCTCAACGCAAGCCTCTCTCGCCAAGCGGCTTGGACTCTCAAATGAGCAATATGCGGCGCAATTAATGAAGGATCAATCTAAATGACGAACAGATCTCCACGCACAACAGAGACCCGTGATGCGGTCAAACGTAAAGCGTCATGGACTAGACCGACAATGTTACCTTCCCCAGAGCCACGCGATGGTATTACCTTCCGTTGGATCCGCACATCTACATTGGGAAACACGGATAACACTAACGTCTCTTCCAGATTTCGTGAGGGATGGACGCCAGTTCGTAAGGAGGATCATCCAGACCTTCACATTGTGTCTGATATAGATTCAAGATTCCAAGACGGTATTGAGGTAGGGGGTTTACTGTTATGTCAACTTGCTACTGAACAGGTCGAGGCTAGGGTTGAAGCACAGCTACAGGCGGCTCAAAGCCAAATGGATGCTGTTGATAACTCGTATCTAAAACAATCAGACCCTCGTATGCCCGTTCTAAATCCAGAGCGGAGTACACGATCTTCATTTGGCAAGTAACCCCTTTGGGGAGCTTGTCGTAACTTAAACTCTAGGAGTATGAGAAAATGGCTACTACAGCAGCTCCCTACGGCTTAAAACCTGTGCGTCGCGCAGACGGAATGCCGTATGCTGGTGCGACTAATCAGTATCTCATTGACCCCGCTGGAGAAGCAACAAACCTGTTTTACGGGCAAGTTGTTATCATTGGGGCTGATGGTTACATCGCACTCGCAACTGGTTCAGGTGCAGACCTGACATCTAACAGCATCTCAGGAACAACAGGCGTTGGCGCTATTGGCGTTTTCGTTGGTTGTGAGTATGTAAATTCTTCAGGCCAAACGGTCCAAGCGCAGCATTACCCAACTGGAACTTCCAACGGTGATGCTATTAAGGCATATGTTGTTGACGATCCAAACGTACTATTCCAAGCCCAGCTTGATGGTACAGGAGCACAAACAATCATCGGTACAAACACATTCTTTGCAACAGCGCAGTCTACCTCAACTGGTAATACCACGACAGGTAACTCTACATCTGCATTGGACGCTACGGTGAAGACTGCCGCAGCGGCGTTTCGTATTGTTTCACATGTGTCAGATGCTGCTGATGCGTTCCCAGATGTACTTGTAAAGTTCAATCCGGGCGCTCACCAGATGACCAATAACGTAGGCTTATAAGGAGGTTAAATCATGGCTATTTCACGCGCCCAGCTCCTTAAAGAGCTATTACCGGGTCTGAATGCATTGTTTGGTTTGGAGTACGGCAAGTACGAAGACGAACATGCTGAGATCTATGAAACTGAAACTTCAGAGCGTAGCTTTGAAGAGGAAGTTAAATTATCAGGTTTTGGAGCCGCCCCTGTGAAAGCAGAAGGTGCTTCAATTTCTTATGACAACGCACAGGAATCATTCACTGCGCGTTACAATCATGAGACAGTCGCAATGGGCTTTTCTATTACAGAAGAGGCTATGGAAGACAATCTGTATGATTCGCTTTCTGCTCGTTATACCAAAGCTCTTGCTCGCGGTATGGCATACACAAAGCAAACAAAGGCTGCTTCTTTGTTGAACACAGGCTTCACCACCTTTAATTCAGGTGATGGCGTTACTTTGTTTAGCACAGCGCACCCAACCGTTGAGGGCACCACTAACGCTAACCGCCCTGCAACTGATGCTGACTTGAATGAAACTTCACTTGAGCAAGCTGTTATTGATATCGCCGCGTACACTGATGAACGTGGTTTGTTGATTGCTGCTCGCCCTCGCAAGTTGATCATTCCACCAGCATTGATGTTTGTTGCAACTCGCTTGTTGGAAACAACTCTGCGTGTTGGTACAGCAGATAATGATATCAACGCACTTAACTCAAACGGGTCTATCCCAGAGGGTTATGCGGTGAACCACTATTTGACAGACAATGATGCCTTCTTCATCACAACTGATGTGCCTAACGGCATGAAGCATTTTGTCCGTACCGCTATGCAAACAGGCATGGATGGTGACTTTGACACTGGTAACGTGCGCTACAAAGCGCGTGAGCGTTACAGCTTTGGTGTATCAGATCCATTGGGAATCTACGGTTCTCGCGGAGCATAATAGTTCAATAGAACTTTTATCGGTAAAGGGGTGGCGAAAGTTGCCCCTTTATTTTTTTTGTTTCTATGTTAATATCTTCGCATCCCTGACAGGCACATGGTGTGTCTGACTAACCCAGACAGGAGATCGACATGGGTACTACTACTTTTTCTGGTCCTATACGGGCTGGCAACATCCGCAACACAACGGGCACTACTGTTGGGTCAGACATAGCAAACGTAGGTTATGTTGTAATGACTCAACAACATGTAATGGATATTTCTGGCGGCGCTGTCGCAGCAGAGGCTACAAATGTAGTAATCCCTGCCAACTCAAAAATCGTAGACATCATCATTGATTTAGAAGTGGCTGCTAATACTACGACAAATATTAGTGTTGGTGATACCGTAGGCGGTGCAGCGACTCTAGTTAATGCTGTTGCTTCTGGAACTACTGTAGGTATTAAAGCGTTAGGCGCTTCTGGCGGTGGTACACTTACATGGAAAAACACTGGTACATCTGATTTGAAATTAACTGCTACCTCAAGTGCAGGTACAAATGCGGGATCAGTTGTTATAACAGTGATGTATGCTCAAGCGTTTAATACGGCTGTTCAGCCGTAAGGAGGCCTAGATGGCTGGTCAAGAAGTACGGGCATTTAATGTCTCAACATCAGGATTTAGTGCAGGGGTTGTTGGCCCCGCACGAAGTCGCATACAGGGCATCTTGGTGTATGCCACTAACATCACAGCCTTTACCATTAAGAATGGTTCCGCATCAGGAGCCACTCTGCTGGACTTAACTCTTCCAGCGGGATGGAACGATGTGTTTCTTCCTAACGATGGAATCCTTGCCGACAATGGTGCGTATGTTTCTGCATTATCTGGCACAGGATCGGTGATAACTCTATTACTGGAGTAATATTGTGGCTGAGAAAAAAGCTAAATCAAAAAAAGATCCTCGCCTAGCAAGGGCGGGGGTTTCTGGATTTAACAAGCCTAAGCGCACACCAAGTCACCCAAAGAAGTCGCATGTTGTTGTGGCTAAAGAGGGAGAGAAGGTTAAGACAATTAGGTTTGGAGAGCAGGGCGCTAAGACAGCGGGGAAACCAAAAGCTGGCGAAGGCGACAAAATGAAAAAGAAACGTGCAAGCTTTAAGGCCCGTCATGGTAAGAATATCAAAAAGGGCAAGATGAGTGCTGCATACTGGGCTGATAAGGTGAAGTGGTAATGGCTATCTCGCGTTCTCAGATGGGCAGTCAACTTGTAGGGAACAGAGTTTCCACGGGTGACGATTCTAAAGACCTCGAGATTATTCGCATGGGTAAGGGCGGCAAAACAAAAAGCCGTGTCAATGAGGCTGGAAACTATACAAAGCCAACTATGCGGAAGAACTTGTTTAACAAGATTAAAGCTGGCGGCAAAGGTGGTAAGCCGGGTCAGTGGTCAGCAAGAAAAGCTCAAATGCTTGCCAAGCAATATAAAGCTAAGGGTGGGGGCTATAGAGGTTAATGGCGCTCAAGAAGTCACAGAAGAGCTTGAAGTCTTGGACAAAGCAGAAGTGGCGAACAAAGTCTGGCAAGCCATCGACTCAAGGGAGCAAGGCTACAGGCGAGCGATATCTTCCTGAGAAGGCTATCAAGTCTTTGACCTCTGCGGAGTACGCCGCTACTACGAAGAAGAAACGCGAGGCCACCAAGAAGGGCAAGCAGGTTGCCAAGCAGCCCAAAAAAATTGCAGAAAAAACCAAACGGTTTAGGAGCGTAGTGACATAATGGCTGTAGTAACCCCAGACATGCCAGAGATCTTTGAGGAAGCCTTTGAAAGGGCTGGTCTTGAGATGCGTACTGGATACGATCTTAAAACTGCACGAAGAAGTCTGAACCTTTTAACATTGGAGTGGCAGAACCGTGGCCTTAATCTCTTCACTATCGAAGCGGGTACGCTCGCTGTTACAGCGGGTACGGCAACGTATACCCTTCCTACGGACACAATCGACATCATCGAACATCAAATTCGTACTGGAACGGGCACAAACCAAATCGACACGGCGCTCGAAAGGGTCAGTGTCGCAACCTACGCGCAGCAAACAAACAAAAACACGCAAGGTAGGCCGACCCAGATCTACGTCCAAAGGCTCCCGACAGAAACAAAAGTAACCCTGTGGCCTGTCCCAGATAATACTACAGCCTATACAATATCATATTTTAGGTTGAAGGGTATTGATGGTCTGTCATCTGGAGTCGGGTCAGCGATATCTTCTGTACCGCCCCGATTTGTGCCCTGCTTGGTTGCGGGTATGGCATATTACATTGCGATGAAAAAGAATCCTCAGATGGCAGCTAATCTAAAGCAAGAGTATGAGTTTCAGTTCCAACTTGCTGCTGGTGAGGATGAAGAAACAGCATCAATTAAGTTCGTTCCGTTCAACACATTTATGATGGGTGCCTGATGAGTTACGCTAGAGGCAAATATGCTTTTGGTTACTGCGATAGAACAGGGTTTAGATATCCTTTGGCCGATCTTGTTCCTGAGTTTAGCAATGGCGTAAAGACTGGATTTCTGGTTGGGCGTGATGTTGTTGACCCAGATCAACCACAAAACTTCTTGGGCAGAGTTAAAATAAATGACCCTCAGTCTTTGAGGAATCCAAGGCCAGACACATCCTTAGAAGAGAGTCGGGGTCTGTTTGGGTTTAATCCTGTTTGGAACGATCTTCAGTTTATGCAGGCTGAAGTTGGCACTGTTACTATCAACATAACTTAGGAGTTAAAGCGATGATGAAGAAGAAGGGTTACAAGAAAGGCGGCGTAACCAAGAAGATGGCTGGCGGCGCAATGAAAAAGAAAAAGCCTGTGGCAATGAAATCAGGTGGAAAGATGCCTATGGTCAAAAAGAATGGGAAGAGTGTCCCAGCATTTGCGGCTGATGGTGTGGGCAAAATGAAAAAGGGTGGCGTTGCCAAGAAGATGATGGGTGGCGCTATGAAGAAAAAGGGCTACGCAAAAGGCGGGGCTATGAAGAAAAAAGGTTATGCTAAGGGTGGTGTAACTAAAAAAATGTCTGGCGGCACAATGGCAAGAGGTAGTGGTGCAGCTAGGCCGCAGAGGTTCCGCAAAAACGGATAGATTTAATTTGGGGGGGGATTAATTGGCGTATTTGCAGAGTAACATACCGCACTTCAAGTGTTGGGTTCGCCGTGAGTATACTCACAATCATGAACAATACCACGGCGAGTTCTTACATGCGATGGCAATAGCGGTAACAACAATGCCAAATAGGTGCTTGAGCTTTCAAGTTATCTTTACAGGATGTGAGGCAGATGAAGAAGGGGATGAGAATGTACACGGTGGGGCAATGTGGGCGAGAATGCCTATAACCGCTCTTGTAGCCGATGAGCCGCTCACTGAGTGGCCTTCTCCTATGGCTGTGCATGATGCCCAGCCTTGGGACTGTTCGTCCTACAATCACGCTGTGTACGTCTTAGATAGAGCAACGCCATGTCCTTGGTTAGCAAAGATAGATGGGAACATGTACCCTGCCAAGTATATGTTCACTGTTGATTACTCTGAAGGTGAGATAGCGGATGACCCAGCGCAGCACAAGCAAAGTCATGTTATGCAGCTTCTAGATGCTGGAGAATGGACTGGGAATGTGGTGGCGCTGCCTAACAATCGTGTAAGGGTTACTCACCCTGCGTGGTTTGAGACTGGCACGGGTGCCCCAGACTTCAAGCCATCTCAACATATACACTATTCAAAATCTGATTTAGACTATACTATGGATGTCAACAAAATATTCGATAACCTGTACCAAGAGGAATAAGTTCAAATGAACTATTCAGAACTGACGCAAGCGATCAAAGACTATACGGAGAACACAGAGAGTACCTTTGTGACCAATATTCCTAACTTTGTGCGTCAGGCTGAAGAGCGGATCTTTAGGGATATCACTATTCCAGAGCTACGCAGGAACGTCACAGGCAATGTAAACGCTGGCAATAAGTATGTTGCGAGGCCTGATGACTTTCTAGCCACGTTCTCTTTAGCTATTATCAATGGCACAACGTACACCTATCTTTTAGACAAAGAGGTAAACTTTGTACGAGAGGCCTACCCTGATACCACGGTGCAGGGATTGCCACAGTATTACGCAATATTTGATGGGGATACCGCTACAGGTAATGGCAACTTTTTGCTTGGCCCTACGCCTGATGCAGCATACGACTTGGAGTTGCATTACTATTATGATCCACCTTCTATTGTTACTTCTGGCACATCTTGGCTTGGCGACAATGCGGAAGCGACATTGCTTTACGGATCTCTTATAGAGGCGTATACGTTTATGAAGGGCGAAGGCGATATGGTTCAGTTGTATAATGAGAGATATTCATCAGCCCTTATCAATATGGCTTCTTTGGGCGCTAAGTTGAGAACTGATACATACAGGCAACCTGCCGCGTAGGAGATAAGGTATGGCAATAATTCAAACAACATGTACGTCTTTTAAGCTTCAGCTTTTAAAGGCAGAGCATGACTTTGATGCACATACGTTCAGGATAGCTTTGTATTCTAGCGCAGCATCTTTGGGCGCGGATACAACTGTGTATAGTACAACAAACGAAATAACTAATACAACTGGAACGGCATACACTGCGGGGGGCAAGCCGTTGACAGTGACATCTACATTTCCAAAGACCTCTGGCACAACTGCTATTGTGGACTTTGATAATATTTCATGGACTGACGCAAGCTTTACAGCAAGGGGGGCACTGATCTATAACGCGAGTGCTTCCAATAAAGCTGTTGCTGTGTTAGACTTTGGAAGCGACAGGGTTGCTAGTGATAGTACCTTTGAAATACAATTCCCCGTAGCGGATGCCACATCTGCTATAATTCGCATAGCATGATAGGAGTTATCTAAATGGCGAGCTTTAACAAAGTAAACGATTTTGTGGTAAACGCAGTCCACAATATGGATCTAGCAAGCGACCAGCTTGCGGTAGCCTTAACAAACACTGCGCCGGGAAGTGAGTCAAGCAACCCAACCGCAGATGGTAACGGTATTGTTGGCAATCTTACACAGATTAGCTACAGCAATTGCTCTTCTCGCAACCTTACTACAAGTTCATCATCACAGTCTGGTGGTGTATATAAGCTGGTTGTTGCAGATCTTACGCTCACTGCCTCTGGCACTGTTGGTCCCTTCCGTTACATCTATATCTTTGATGATACGGTTTCTTCTCCAGCAGACCCAATCATTGGGTACTATGATTATGGCACTTCATTGACGTTGAACAACGGTGATACCTTTACCTTAGACTTCAGCCCAAGCAACGGTGTCATCCAACTAACATAAGGCAGTATCATGGCGAAGCTCTTTAACAGAGCCAAGATGACAACCAGTACCACGGGTACTGGCACAATCACACTTGGCAGTGCGTCTACGGGGTTTCAGAGTTTCGCGGATGCTGGGGTTAGTAACGGTGACGTAGTACAGTACGTCATCGAAGAGACCTCTAACTTTGAAATAGGTACTGGTACATATACCGCTTCTGGCACAACCCTTACAAGGACTGTGCAAGAGAGTTCAAACTCAGATAATGCAATCAGCCTTGCGGGGAATGCTGTTGTATTTATTAGTGCGGTAGCCAGTGACCTAAACATCTTGCAGAATGCAGGGTCTACCAAGGTTGCAGCAACATCTTCTGGGGCCACGGTTACGGGTAACTTGGCAGTTACGGGCACGGTTGACGGGCGTGATATCGCAACTGACGGTACAAAGTTAGATACCGTAGAAACCAATGCTGACGTAACAGATAGCTCAAATGTAGGATCTTCTCTTACAGGTTTTGCTACGGGAACAGATGCAGGTTCTTCTGATCTTATTCCTGTTTACGATGTAAGTGCTTCCGCTTGGGAAAAGCAGACGATTGCCAATGCAGCGTTGCAGGGACCGACTGGGCCTACTGGCCCCACGGGACCGACTGGCCCAACAGGACCAAACGGACCTACTGGTCCAGACGGTCCTCAAGGACAAAAGGGCCAAAAGGGTGAGGTAGGCGCGACAGGTGGCACAGGGCCTACAGGCGGCACAGGGCCTACGGGTCCGACTGGTCAAAAGGGCCAGAAAGGCGAGGTTGGCAATACTGGTGGAACAGGCCCCACAGGCCCCACAGGCCCAACAGGGCAAAAGGGCCAGAAGGGTGAAGTAGGTAATACTGGCGGTACAGGGCCAACTGGCCCGACGGGCTCCACGGGTCCAGACGGCCCTACAGGCCCTACAGGCGGTACAGGGCCAACAGGACAGAAGGGTCAAAAAGGACAGACTGGTTCTACTGGTCCAGACGGTCCAACAGGCCCTACAGGACCAACAGGGTCACAAGGTCCGACAGGTGGAACTGGACCGACAGGGCCGCAGGGGCAGAAGGGTCAAAAAGGCCAAACAGGAAGCACTGGCTCTACAGGTGGTACTGGCCCGACAGGACAAAAAGGCCAGAAGGGGCAACAAGGAGAATTTCCATCTGGTACTAAGATGCTGTTTCAGCAAACGTCTGCTCCTACAGGTTGGACAAAAAGTACATCGCATAACAACAAGGCTCTGCGTGTAGTGACTGGAACGGTTAGCAGTGGCGGTAACAGCACCTTCACTACGATTTTCGCCAACAGAACGACTAGCTCTACCTCAGCGGGAGGTTCAATCGGTAATACTACTGCTGGCGGTTCAATTGGTAATACTACGGCGGGTGGATCGGTTGGAAATCGTACCCTCAGTACAGCCAATATGCCATCTCACAATCACGTTGATGGTTTCGCAGGATTAAACTCAACTGCATCTTTTGGTGTGTCAACTGTGGGATCTAATGGTAACGTCAACAGCCAAAACGGAATTTCAAGGTTTAACCACGCAAATACATCTTCAACGGGTAGTAGCTCTAGCCACAACCACAGTTTTTCAGGCAGTGCCCACAACCACAGTTTCT